CCGGCCTGCAACACGCAGGCGGGCAGCCACGGCGCGCTGTTCGACGCCGACACCACCGGCACGCTCAAGTGCCCGCCATGCCAGGGCATCGCCACGCAGCAGCGCAACGCCAGGCCGAACACCACCAGCCGCGGCTACGGCAGCCAGCACCAGGCGCTGCGCAAGCAGGAGGCCAAGATGTTCGTCCCGGGCCAGCCATGCGCCCGGTGCGGCCAGCCGATCCCCAGCATGGACGACGCCGACCTCGGCCACGCCGACGGGCAGCAGGGATACCGCGGCCTCGAGCACAGCTGGTGCAACCGGGGCGCGCCATCCCGGGCCAGGAGGAGACGGCCGTGAGCAGTACGCAGCGTTACCGCAGGTCAGCGGGCTCGAATGTGCTCAGCGTTCGATTCAGGCCGCTGACCTGCGACGATGCCCATGGAGTCTTTAGGCGGCCAGCCCCCATGACCCCAGCCCGCCGGCAAGTCTTGCCCAGGTACCACGCGTGATCATTTTTTCGCCGGATGGCTACCATCCGTGACCATCCCTCGAAGGGAGGGCCGTGCCGCGCACCAAGAAGGCCGCCGGGACCGCGGTCGACAGGCGCAACGGGCGCCGGACCGAGATCGCGGCGGCCGAGCAGCTGCGCAAGTTCAGCCTGCCGAAGCGGGCCGACGGCAAGCCGTGGTCGCTGGAGACGCGCAAGGCGTGGGCGGCGATGTGGCGCGACCCGGTGTCGTCGCTGCTGTCGGTCGCCGACCGGCCGGTCCTGCTGCGGTGGGCCGCCGCGCTGCACCGCGCCGAGCACGCCTACGAGCTGGCGGACGCCGAGCCGACCGTGTCCGGCTCCATGGGCCAGGTGGTGGGCAACCCGCTGTACGCCGTGGCGGACGCCCAGGTGGCGATCGCGGTGAAGTGCGAGGCGCAGATCGGGATCGGGGCCCTGCACCGGGCGCGGCTCGGCCTGGAGTTCACGTCGGCGCAGCGGTCGCTGGCGGAACTGAACGCGATGCTCGACGACGGAGGGAGCGGCGATGAGCCAGACCCAAGACTCGGGTAGCAGATACGACTGCCACGCGTGCCATCCTCTCGGCGAGACTGGCGTTTTCTGGTGGTGCGACGTGCATCGCTGTACGGCGGTTACACGAGCGGGCCAGCGCTGCGAATGGGCGGCAAAAACCGGGAGGCGATGTGGCGTACACCGTCAGCCCTGATTATGGCGGGAAGAACGAGGATGACGATGGATGGCTCCTATTCGCCGACGAGGCACATCAGGACCTGGCCGCCAACCTGCGGGCCGAGCGTGCCCGTGCGGCCATGGATCAGGAAGAGCTTGCTGATGCGATGAGGTCGCTCGGATTCAGCTCCTGGAAGCGTCAGACGGTTGGTCAGTGCGAGCAGGCGCGCCGAAGGATTCTCGCTGCGGAAGTCTTCGGGCTGGCTATGGCGCTCCAGGTGAAACCCGGGAAACTCATGGGACTGCCTGGGCTGCCCGGTGACTGACCCGGGCTGCGTCGACTGCGGCTGGGTCCCTCGGCCGGCCGAGCTGTGGCCGACCGAGGGACCGCGGGCGGTGAAGTGGATCGAGTCGCTGCTGATCTGCGCGGAGGGTGACTGGTTCGGGAAGCCGATCCGGCTGCGGGCCGAGCAGAAGCGGTTCCTGTGGCGCTGGTACGAGTTCTGCCCGGCCTGCGGCTACTGGCACTATGACCAGGCGATTCGCGGCGCGGCGACGGGGGACGGGAAGACGACGTTCGTCGCGGCGATCGAGTGCCTGGAGCTGTTCGGGCCGCCGCAGATCGCGCCGGTCAGCCCGAACATCATCAACGCGGCGGCCAGCTTCGAGCAGGCGGACCTGCTGTTCTCGATCGCGGGCGTGATGCTCGGCGGCCGGGACCAGGCGGTGAGGGAGGCGCCGCTGTGCGGGTACGCGGAGGTGTACGACACGGAGATCCGGCGGACGGACGGCCAGCCGGGGATCATGAAGCGGGTCGCCGCGGTGGCGGGGACGAACGAGGGCGGCCTGCCGTCCCTGTTCGTGTGCGACGAGGTGCACGAGTGGGGCGACATCGGGTCGGTGAAGGCCCGCGTGCACATGGTGATCGGCAAGTCGACGAAGAAGCGGCGGATGATCTGCCGGCTGCCCGACGGCACCGAGGTCACCCGCGGCCCGGGCCGGAACCTGAACATCTCGACGGCCGGGTTCGACGTCGATCACTCGCTGCTCGGGGCGATGTACCTGCAGGGCAAGCGGGCCGAGCTCCGGCCGGAGGTCGCGCCGCGGCTGCTGTTCGACTGGCAGGAGGGCGACGACGGCGATTTCGCGGACCCGGAGCACCGGCGGCGGGCCGTGAAGGCGGGGAGCGGCGCGGCCGGGGTGCTGTGGGACGTCGAGGCGCGGGTCAGGGAGTGGGACAAGCCGGAGGTGGCCTCGCATGAGTGGATCCGCTACTACGCCAACAGGTGGGTGGCGGTCAGCGAGGAGAGCTGGCTGAAGGATCACCCGGGCGCGTACGCGGCCTGCAAGGGCACCTGGACGATCGAGGGGCACGAGCCCGCGGTGCTGGCGATCGACATGGCGCTGAAGCGCGACTCGGTGTCGGTGCGCGAGCTGGCCAAGCTCGGTGACGGCCGGATCGCGACGACGGCCAGGACGTGGTACCCGGCCGGCGGGAAGATCGACCACCTCGCGGTGTTCGAGTACATCGAGAACCGGGCGACGGAGCTCGGCGCGCGGTTCTGCGGCCTGGTGTACGACCCGAGGTTCTTCGAGCTGCCCGCGCGGATGCTGGAGGAGAAGGGCTTCCTGGTCATCGAGTTCAGCCAGGCTCCCGCGCAGATGGCGCCAGCGTGCGGGATGACGTTCGATTACATCATCGCGGGCAAGATCGTTCACGACGGCGACCCGGATGACGTCCGCCAGGTGAACGCGGCGGTGAAGCGGCAGCAGGAGACAGGCGGCTTCACGCTCAGCAAGCCGCGGTCGCGGATCCACATCGACAATGCCATCACGCTGTGCATGGGCGTGGACGCGCTGGAGCGGCTGGCGCCCGCGGTGCCGTGGGAGGACACGGTGTGGTGACCTGCGCTGAACCTATACTTGAAGGTTAGACTTCTGGCATGGCTGCTGTGGTGCCGATCGGGTCGCCGTGCCCTGGCTGCGCGGGCGGCGGTGAGCTGAACGGCCTGGAGTGCGCGGAGTGCGCCGGGTCGGGGCGCACGGCCGTCCGGAGGCGGCGCCAGCGGCAGCGGTTCCCGTCGCCGCTGAGGGTGGCCGGCGCGCTGGCGGTCCCGGCGGGGACGCTGGTCCGCTGGTCGATGTCGCTGCCGGGCCTGGCCGGGGCCGGCGCGGTGTCGTACGGGCTGGCGGCCGTCATTCACGGCCTGGTGCCGAGGGTGCCCGAGCTGGCGGCGGCCCTGGCCGTGGCCGGGGTGTTCGCGCTGGCGCTGGACCGGCGGCTGTGAGGCCGCGCATCTGCGTCACGCACGCCGCGCATGGCGTGCATTTCAATGGCGACGCCGGCTGCCAATGGAGGGAGTTCGAGAGCGCCGGGAGCGTCATCATCCGCCGGGATGACCTGCTGCACTGCCTGCAGGTGGCCGTATGGCGCGCGGGCCTGCTCGGCCAGCCGACGCTGCTGCGGCTTAAGGAAGCGCTCGGCATCGGCGTGGATGAGTCGGTTCCGAAGCCAGGCCCGCGCTGATGGGCGTCTTCTCGGTCCGCGAGCGCGCGGCGGATCCGCGCCGGCGCGAGCAGCGGATCGCGCAGCTGGCGTTCGTCGCCCCGCCGATCGGGGCGAACATCCAGGCGGTGCAGGACATCTACGGGACGCCGGGGAGCCCGGCGGCGAACATGCGGCACAGCGCGGTGTTCGCGTGCCAGGACCTGATCAGCTCGATGATGAGCATGCTGCAGCCGTGGGCGTTCGAGCTGCCGCTGAACGGGACTCACACGCCGAACCCGGGGCAGGGCGGCACGGGGCAGCCGTCGGAGCCGCCCGTCAAGCTGCCCCGCCAGCCGCAGATCCTGAACGAGCCCGCCGCGTCCTTCGACATCGGGGACTGGCTGTACGCGGCAACCATGTCGCTGTTCCGGGGTGACGTGATCGGGCAGAAGGTCGCCTACGACCCGATGGGCTACCCGGCGCAGATCGAGCTGGCGAACCCGGCGCAGGTGCAGGTGCGGCAGAAGCCGGACGGGACGATCGAGTACAAGGTCCGGGGCCAGGAGCAGAAGGCCGGCTCGGTGTGGCACCGCGCGGTGTTCCGCGGCCCGGGTGACATCCGCGGCGCGTCGATCATGGAGTTCGCCCGGCGGGCGATCCAGATGGGCCTGAACGCGGAGGAGTTCATCAACGGGTTCTTCGAGGAGGGCGCGCACCCGTCGAGCGTGCTGCTGAACGACAACCCGGCGCCGATGAAGCAGGAGCAGGCCGCATCGGTCAAGCAGAAGTTCATGGCGGCGGTGCACGGGTCGAGGGAACCTGTGGTGATGACGGGGGGCTGGAAGTACCAGCAGATCCAGGTGAACCCGGACGACAGCCAGTTCCTGGGGACGATGTCGCAGTCGGACCTGATGGTGTGCCGTTTCCACCGGGTGCCGCCGGAG